GAAGGATGAGAATGGTGATCCTATCATTATGAATCCTAATAAGCTTATCATTGGTAATAATGCTAATGATTTGCATAAGGCACTTCAGATTTTCGGTAGTGATAAGGAGCCTTTTACTGCTGATAATCAGGACAATGCTATCAAGAAGCGCTTTGGTAACATTTCTCCTGAGATTTCACACTACAAGACTTCTTCCAAGTCTTATTTCTTCCAAGACGACAAGTATGTGGATTCTCACTTACTCACTCGTCGTGCTGTTGATTTCGATGATACTTTCGATTTCGACACGGATGCTGCGAAGTATAAGACTACTACCCGTTTCTTAATCTGGTTTGTTGATTGGCGCGGTTGGGTTGGCGTCAACCCGAGTTAAGGGGGAAAGATGCCAGAATTTAATCCCACTAATTTCCCGTATACTAAGGGAAAAGATACTGACGCTGATATTGCTGTTGGCGGAAAGTGTGTAGAAATAGCTGCTGGCAGTGCTTTAAAGCTTGGTCAGTATGTTGTAGTTTCTGGTGCTGAGGAAGTTGATGTAAGTAATACAGCTGCTGATGCAGTTTTAAGAGTCGGTGTAGTTGTTGGCGGCGATCTTACTGGAATGAGAGCAATTTCAGATAAGGCTTCTTACGGAGTTCTTACTGTAACTTCTGTTGGTGGAAAGGCTCTTGTTCAAGTAGATGGATTAACTTACACAATTGCTGATGCAGTTATTGCTGCTGTTGGTGCATTAACTTTAGGTACTACAACTGCCGGTAGAGTAAAAGCTGCTGCTGCTTTAACTACCGATGGTGCTACTGTTTCAGGAACTTCTCCGGGTGCAGTTCTTGGAGTAAATCTTGAAACGGCGGCTGCTGCTGGTGATGTAATGCTTACACTTCTACGATAACAATTAGCTGCTGAGAATAAAATGAGATTACCTATTTTAGTCGGCGCTCGTCCTCAGTTTATTCAGAGCACTCCAGTTGTAAGGTTGTCTCCTGGAAATTGGAGAATCTCGGTGACGGGATTAATAGACTCAGTTTTTTCCCTTCACCGAGATAATCTCCAAGTGCCATTTGGAGAACCTGTAGTTGGAGATTGTACTCTTCAAGTAAAGTTTAATTATAAAGGGAAAGAGGACGCTTTAACCATCTACGCTGAGAAGGTTTAAGAAATGTTAGATGTCGCCCAGATGATTTTGGCGTTACGTAAGCCTCTTGGCATGGATGAAGACGATTTGCCAGATGAGGAAGCTACTCTTTTACTAAATAGATCGTATTGGGAAATTATTGATAAGTTTAATTTCCGTGAGAAAGAAGTAACTGCTACGTTCTCTACAGAGATTGGAGAGCGTAGATACAATATGCCTCAGCCATTTGAAGCATTAAAGCAATTATCTATTATTGATCCAGATAGTAGGCAGCATACTCCATTGGAGAGAATGACTGCATTTGAATATGAGATGCTGTATAATGAAGCAGAAACGGAAAGGTCAACACCTGAGAAGTATCTTAGAGAGGGTTGTTTTGCAAGACTCTGGCCAACGCCAGATAAAGTTTATGAGATGGTAATCAAATATTGGACTACTCTTGCTGATCTAGCGGCTGACAACGACCCTGCAATTCCTCAGGTTTGGCATGAAATTATCTTGTATGGAGGCGTTTGGCGTGGTTTTATTGATATTGGCGATTTTGCTCGCGCTAACCAAATAAAAGCGCACCAAGTATCATTAATTGATTCTACGTCTCCTGTTGAAGCTAAAGAAGAATTTGATACTCACACTGGTGGTGTTGAGGTTATAAGAGCGCCATATCCATGACTGATTATAGGATTGAAGATAATACAATAAATATAGTCAATCCTCAAGGTGCAGCAGCAAACACTGATGTATCTGGTATTGTAGAATTTGCAGCAGATTTTCAATCTAGGTTAGTTTCTCTTGTCCAAGCTTCTCTTTCTAAACGTCCTGACAGTATTGCTCTTGATTATCTCACGGCTTTTTGTCTTGGGCCGGTAGCTAATGGAGATAGTTCAGAAGGTGCTGTTTCTTACGTTTGGAAATGTAGAGTTGATAATGATACACATCAGATTTTAATAGCAAGAGAAAATGATACTAGAGATGGTTGGTTGGCTGAAACAGAGTTATTCACGTTTGATGATGGTCTTGCAGAGATAAATGAAGTTGATATAGCATTTGAACAAGCCAGTCGCCCAGTCATTTGTGCAAGTAGAAATACTGGTACAGCAGGAACTACTGAGGTTTGGCTTTACTGGTTCGATTCAACTGATAGTACATTTGGGTTTGATAACTTTGGCGCGGGGAGAACTCCAAGAGTAATCCTAGATGCTCCATTTAATATCACAGACTCGGATGTACTTTTCTTTTATCTTACAGACACTAAGTTAGTTTATCGTCAACAGAAAGATCGCTATGGAGTTGTATTAGAGACTCCATTGAATATTGATTCTAATGCATATATAGAAGATGTAGTTAAATTGAGAAGTGGTAGAGTTAGAATTGAATTAATTAGAAGAAATGCTGTGTCAGGCAAGTATAGTATTGATGCCCTTACTAGCACACTTTATCCTGTTCTTGTTGGGCCAGACAATGCAACAACTTTATTAGAATTTCAAAGTGGTACTCTAATAGTAGTAATTATTGATGATATTCTAAAAGATATAGATGAACTTGATGCTAGCTTTACATTCATTTCAGGACTTTTAGCTAGTCCATTAATATTAGTAGAATTGTTTGATAAAGATTCTATTGACACAAATCTAATATTTGTATCTGGTTCGCTGATAGACCCAACAATTATTAAAATTCTTTACGATATAGATAGTATTGATCCAAGTTTTTCTTTTGTTTCAGGCACAATGCCAATTGTAGTAATTACACATATAATATTCGATATATCTGAAATTGATACATCTCTTGCCTTTGTCAGCGGAACCTTGGAGATTGTATAATGCATTTTGTTAGAGGACACCACGGAATATTTATTCCGCATTACAGTGATATAGGTATGCCAGAAGCAAAGGTTGGTGTTTCTGGTCATATCACTGTAGAGCTAATAGATGCCAAAACAAAGAAGATTAAAAGAAAGTTGAGTTTTAATAATCTGATTACTAATGCAGGCTTAGATGCCTTATCTGGAGCAGGTCCTCAATCTTCCGACGGTGCTTCTCTTTCTCGTTATTGTGGTGTAGGTACAGGTAGTACAGCTCCTGCAAATACAGATACTACACTGGTAGCCGAAAAAGAAATCAGGACTAATGGAACTTTCTCTAGTAGTAATATTTCATATGTAGCAGGACCACCAGATTACTATAAGAGTTTTGCAACATATTTATTTACTGAAAGTCAAGTTAATGGAAATCTAACAGAAGTTGGTTTCTTTAATGCAACTTCTGCTGGTACGATGTTTTCTAGACAATTGTTTAAAGATGATTTAGGTTCCCCAACAGCTGTTACAAAAACAAGTAGTGATCAGCTTCGTATTACATATGAAGTTCGTATATATCCTCCCGCTACTGATGTTGTTTCTTCAGCTGTAGATATAAGTGGAACGGCATATGATATAACTGCACGAGCCCTTCGTGTAAGTACAACAACGTGGAACGGTGTGTTTTCTTCTGCTGGTTTTTCTTCTATCGTCAGTCCAACTAATATCTTATATTACACTGGAGCGATGGTAGCTAGAACATCATCGAGTTTTACTTCAGGTCTTGTAGGTTTTGCTTCTAGTGTTGTATTAGATGCTTACGTATCTGGAAACTATTTTAGAACAGCAACACATAAACTAGAACCAGCTGATGGAACTGGTGATATTCAAACTATTGGGTATAATAACTCAATACTTATCTTTGGTTTTGGCTTTTCTCCCGCATTAGTAAAAACTAATACTAAACGTCTTACCATTTCTTCTAAGATTTCTTGGGCTCGTCACGTATAATGGCGCTTCCTTCAACTGGCTGGTTAGACACTAATCCTGATACTGAGGAAGTATTGCCAGTCATGCTTCCTGTATTCTTTACTGCTCAATATAAAGTAGGTGTAGAAAGTTTCATATCTATAAATGAACCATTACCTTCCTCTGTCAATATAAGATTTGGTGATTGTGTTACAACTTTTGATCATGGATTAAATGAGGAAGGAACTGAATATGGTTTAGTAGCTAGTATAATTAGAAAAGGTGCTTTTGGTAGTATCGTTTTAGATACATTAACAATTCCAGAAGTATCTCTAAACCAGCTAATTGTTGAGTTCTGTCCTGAGCCATTCGACAAAGTTGTTGAAGTTTGTCCTGAAACTACTGATTCAACTTTGGTAACAGAACTGATTCCTGAAGATTTAGTTGATACAGATGAACCGATACTGGCTCCAATACTATTGGAAGATATGGAATTACCTTGTGGTATGGTTACACCATTGCTATTTAATGGCTTACGCCTATTTGATGGGTCTTGGCAATTCCTATGATTATTAGATTAATTAAATCTGGAGAATATGCAGTTGGTGCTGATTCAACCACAGGCTTACAAGATGTGGTTAACAGACCAGTTAAGGACATATTTTCTGCTTCTCAAATAGATATAACAAAGGATTTTGATGGCTTTGCAAAAAGGATTCATAGTCACAAAGTCAGTGAGATATTTGGTAGTTCAGTAGATTCAGCTATTGAATTCAAAGAAGATGTAACTGTAGATAAACAGATAATTAGTTCCTTAGCCGATGGAACTGCTCCATTAGCAATAACTAGTAAGACATTAGTAACAAATTTAAATGCTGAAATGGTAGGTGGTAAGAAATTAGTAGACCTAGCAGAAAAGGCTACTACCCTTGCTGGTTATGGAATTGAAGATGCTTACACAAAGGATGAAGTAGATACTGCTATTGCTGATGCAAGTGGTGGAGGAACTGGAACACTTCCTTATCCAGATGCACCACCAACTTCTCCTTCAATTTATGATGATGAGTTTGATTCAGCTACATTAAATGCTAAATGGTCTATCAAGACAGCGCTTACAGCACCTAATACTTACGATATAAATACCAGCGTTCCAAGTTGGTTAATGGGTAAGTTCTCTAATGCTACTGGTCCGACATTAGAGATAGTTCAAGCATTTGCTGTTGGAAATATAATATCTGCTGGTGTTGCTTATTCTTGTACAGCTAAAGTGTCAAATGCAGGACAAGCAAACTTTGGTGGTGTAGTAATATCTACCCAAGATAGTTTAGCTGGAACAAATAGAGTATTTATTGCTGCTCAGTATGCAACTGGGCACACTAATAATTATGGTAAGAGGGTTGCTGGTGTAGATACATTTAATATTGGTCAAGTAACTACTTCGTTAGCTAAAATGTATCTCCATATGCAAAGGGATACATCTAATATTTGGCGTTTCTTTTATAGTGATGATGGTATTTCTTGGTTTAAGTTAGGTACTACAGATGTAACGTTAGCCTTTGCTATCAGTCATATTTTACTCACTGTCACTGGTCCTGGTTCATCTAATAGTTACCTTCGTTGTGGTATTGATTGGCTCCGCGTAAACTGGTTAACTCTCTAATATAAAATGGATAATGAATTCTGATGCCGGAACAGTGTCCATTAACATTCCGATATTCTCAATTGCTATAATTACCCTCATCTTCACCATTGGTGTAGCGTGGGGAACAATGAATAATCGAATTAACAATTTAGAAAAAAGAACAGATGACAAGATTAAGACCGTAGAAAGTTCTCTAAATGAGAAACTTAGTAAAGAATTATTTGCAGAGTTTAGACAAAATATAGAAGGATTACTTAAAGGTATTCGTGGGGATATGTTAGATTTACGACGCTCAATACACACTCTAATTGGACAACACGATCTAGAAATAGAACGAGAAAGGGAGAAAATCTAATGATAATCTGGCAAGTCAGTAGACATTTACTCCAGCCGACTTTTTCTGCTGATGTAGATAAACTATTAGCTGAATCTCCTTACACTTGGTATGTAACGAGCGGCTATCGTTCCTCAGCTACACAGTTAATCCTTTATAATAGATACAAAGCAGGTCAAGGTGGAAAAGCTGCACCGCCTGGCAAATCAGCACACGAACATGGATTAGCAATTGATGTGGTTTTAGATGGTTCTGAGAAGCCTGGCTTACAAATGCTTTGGGATACGAAACATGAAGGTTGGTTATGGTTGGCGTGGGCGATTAGAAAACATCCAAGGTTACATAGTGGAATGTGGTTTTCTGATTGGCCGCATATTGAGAGATATAATTGGAAGAACTTCATACCTAAGCCTACGCACTCTAAGTGATGCATTTATGAGTATTGACATTAGAAATACAGAAGTTAATCAGCAAGCTACAGTTACTAAATACATAGCTGATAAGACTTTTGTAGCTAAATTAAAATCTGGTGATACTACGCCTAGCGTTCGCGCCATGACAGTCTGTAAAGCTAATGGTCAAGATGTTACAGATTTTAAAGATGGAGCTGAGGGTCAAACTATTAAAGTTCTTGGTGACGGAACTATGACAGTTGAACACGGCTCTAATATAAAGACTAATACAGCAGCAATCAAAACTTTAGAATCAGATAAAGTCTACACGTTTACACATATTGATGGTGTTTGGTATGAAGATGCTACTTATATTCCTCCAGCATAAGAGTTAAAGATGGCATATACCAATGAATGGTCTGATGCTTCTCCTACTGGAGACACGCCAGCAAAGCAAATTGATGATGAATTTAGAAAGCTTCGTGTAGATATACGCGAGAGAATGAATACTCTTGTTACAGATTTTACAGCTGATCCCATTGAATTAAAAGCTGAAAGTGGTGGTGCTGTTACAGATAAGACCATGCTGGTCCCCAGTTGGGCATTTAAGTCAGACAATGATTTAACACATACTTCTACTGGTGTATCAGTTGGTGTAGATAGTGATTTGTACGCTCCTGTAATACTTCCAATTGGAGCTACTGTCAAAGCTTTCCAAGCTATGGTTATTCCCGGTTTAGGTACAATGACTGTACGGCTTGGATATATTGATCACGGATTAGCTGCACCAACTTTCATTACAGTAGATTCTAATACTTCTGTTGGCTCTTCTAGTATTAAATTGATAAGTAATTCTGACTCAGAGTTAGCTCATGTTGTAGCTACTGATAGACATTATCTTCTTTGGATTACAACAGATTCTAGTACTATTGCACCATCTAAGATTTTTGGCGTTAAGATTACTTACGATATTGATAACGTCAGTCAGACTATATAAATGAAACCATTTGGTGGTGGCTATCCAAAACTTAAAGCTCCCAGGTTACAAGATTTGGAGAGTTTTAAGTTCGTTGAAAGTAAGGTTAATGGCGGTATGATTACTGCTATTGACGCTGCTGATATACCAAAGAATGCCCTCCAAGAAGCCAGAAATGCTAGGGTTAGATTGGATAAGACCATATCCAGACCCGGTAATGTTCTAGTTACTCCAGCTAAGCCAGACTCAAATTCTGTCTTAGGTTTCACATTATTTAAGGATAAATTAGGTACTAGCTATTCTTTAAGATTCACAAATAATAGTATTCACATTCAGGGTAGTGCTAACTGGACAGCATTAACTGGAACATTAGCAGGCGGCGATTCTGATAGATTCAGATTTGCTTCAGTTTTAGATAAATTTGTCTTCGCTAATAATGGTATTGATAACTTACAGACTATTGATTTCTCTACTAGCTCATTTGCTCAGTTAGGTAATGCTCCCAAATATAGATATGTAACAGGATTTTTTAATAGAGTTGTTGGTGCTGCTAGAGCAGGAGTTAGTGAAGTAGAAGTTGGTTGGAGTGGGGATGGAAATTCTCCAGAATGGGACCCAATTACCGATGAATCTGCCGGTAGTTCTCCAATTGTAGAATCAACTTCTGATCTATCAGATTTCATTACAGGTATATTTGGTTTTACCAATGTAATGATTCTGATGAGAGAACATAGTATCTGGATAGCAACCAAGCAGCCGGTCGCCCAAAATCCTTTTAATTTCATTTGTAACGTTTCTGAGATAGGTTCAGATTCACCTTACAGTATAGCATCCGGAGCTAATGGTCTATTTTTCTTTGACAGAAGAACAGGTTCAGTATGGTATTATACTCCGGGAAATCAGCCAGAAAGAATTGGTCAACCAATTGATAATACTTTAGTGGCTGGTGTGGACGACCCTAGTTCCATATTTGGCTCCTACTCTCCGATCAATAATGAGTACACAGTCTGTATCCCAAGACCGGGCAGCAAACTTATTTCCACTTATACTTTTAATTCAATAACAAAGGCTTGGGTGTACGACGAAATTTATGGCATTACAAGTGTTAATGATACACCTTCTGCTACGGCTACAGTAACCATAGATCAACTCCCTGGAACTATTAATCTTCTACAGGGAACTATTGATGAGTTATCTCCAGCGCAAACTATTATATCTACAAGGTTCTATGGTAGAAATGATGGAGAGATAATTCAAGAAGATGATACAGCAATAACTGATCCTATTCATGCAGATCAACAGCCCAATCCTGATTTACCTATTTTAGCTAAATATAGCTTTGAGACAAGATTAAGTTCTAAAGTATTCAATCTTCCAGAATTAGATATGTACTTTGCGGAGATTGTAATTGAGTACGTAGCTAAAGATGGCGGAACGTTCTTCCTAGATTATTCTAAGTCTGGAGGAGCAGCCGGTGAAGGAATGAAAAATGATCCTGACGTTGCTGGTGATTGGGTACTAGCTAAGACTATTAGACCGAATCCAGCTAAGTTAGGATTACCTCAGCTATTTAGATTTGTGAAGCAACTTAAATGTCGCAGAATGGCTTGGCGGCTTAGAGGATTTAATTCAAGATTTCAAATTCTATCCTACGAAGTTCACGCTTATCCTTCAGGGAAATCAACTAAGTAACTACAATGAACATTTTAGACGAAAAGCCTATTCTTTCTGTTCCATGCAATGAGCCAGAAGGAACGGTGATCCGTTCCGTCCGACCAATGAATTTGCATCCAGACAATTTAAAGAATTTCTGGGAACACAGTAAGCAATTCAAAACGTTGTTTACGAGTGATGTTAAAGATTTTGCAGGATTCATGAATCTAATTGTTGATGGTGGTCCTGATGGATACACGCCAACACCTAAAGGTTTGTTCTGGGTAATAGATGATTTCGTTGGTGTCTTTTATATGACACGAATCGAAGTAGGTAAGGATGCGTTAGTACACTATTCCTTCTTCGATCGCCGCCACAGAGGACGTCACAGATTAGTTTATGAAATGCTAAAGTATGTATTTAATAGATATGAATTTAATAGATTGTCTGTAGAAATACCAATGTTTGTTACAGAACATACATTCAAGTTCGTAGAAAGAATAGGATTTAGAGTAGAAGGAAGAAAGCGTAAAGCTGCTTCTTACTCTGGTGAACTATTTGATGTTAAGATATTTGGCTTACTTCGATCTGATATAGGAGGGCTTGAAGATGGGATTAGATACTAAGACAGTTGGTGGGGGCTCTGCCACAGGTCTTGCTAATGACTTTGTTAAATTTTTACAGCAAGGTTTAAACACTGGAACCTTTGGTACTGGTGATGCAAATTCAATGGATCATGGTATTGGTTCAGTTCTTAATAATCTTTTTTCTAATGGTGCTGGTACTTTGGGAGGGGCAGCTGCCGATCAAATTACGAAAGAAACTGATAGAAATGCGGCTGCTCTCCGCTCTAGATTTGGAGCCAGTGGAGGAACAGCTTTTGGAACAGGAGCTCAATTTGCGGAAAGTCTCTTACGTTCTGAGTCAGCACCTAAAATTGCTACTGCTGTTGGTGGTTTACAGCTTTCAGCGCTTTCTCCAATACTCCAGAGTATTTTTGGATTATCTCAAAAGGGTATTCCTCAAGCAGAGAACTTAACTACACCTAGTGCATTTTCTCAGATTGCGCAAGGGCTTGGAACTATTGCACCAATTATTGCTGCTCCATTTACAGGCGGCATGAGTATGTTACCAAGTTTAAGTCAGGCTTCTAGTCTACCATTTGTAAGTAACAGTATGACTAATTTGAATCCAACTAGTATTCCCAATCTGGGTTCTATTACAATTGGTGGGTAGATAAATGACTACATATATTAACCCTATGAATGATTTAGGTCCAGCATTATCTGGACTTGCAGACACAGTTGCGACTGTTATTGATCCTAATTTTAAGTTTAAGCAAGCAATGAGAAATAAGCTTGCTACTGATCCTGATTTAATCAGACAACTTTCTTCTGTAGAAGATTCTGCTCCCGGTACATTGGAAGCTATGGGTTTTGGAAAGCAACTTACTTCCATTATTCGTAAGGCCCCAATTCCTGAAAAAGATTTGATCGAGAAGAATACTCGACCAGCTGTAGACAAAGCTTCTAAAGACCCTGCATTAGCTGAGAATCGTGCCACACAGCAAGTTACAAATCTAACTCCGGGTGGAGTCAAGACTGATACATTTAAGGGAAATGTGGCACAAGCTGGAACAGATTTTATAAATGCTTCTCCAGCAAATGCTCAAACTGTTGGCGCAGTAAGTACTACCGGAGCTAGACCATTTGAATTAGGAAATGAAACTTCTGGAATGGAAGCCACGGCTTCTGCTAATGCATTCTTACAGAAGAATCCAGATGTATCTATGTCTCAGATCGCACAAGGATTTATTGGGGGTAAAATTCCTGCAAGTGTTATTTCTGGCCTTTATAATATTCCTTCTTATGGTGAAGGATTAAAAACCATAATCAATTATGAATTAGAGAATTATCGTAATGAGGCTTATCGTGCAATAGGAATGGCAAAAACTCCTACTGAATTTGATAATGCTACTTTTAGAATGATGTATAGTAGGTGGCTTCCATTCGCTACAAAGATTGGGTCCAATCCAATCGCTGTAATTAATTATATGAATAATCCCGACCAGCAAACAAAAGCCGCTGATCTTGCTGCTAATCCAGAAAAAGTTAAGACTGATGCAGATAGAGAGCTTGTAAAGATTTATAATGGTGCTATTCAAATGAACACAGAAGAGCGCCAAGATTTACTCAGAAAGAGTTCCACAGACATACAAAAATTAATACAAAATCAGAAGATTAATCAGGATAAGTATCAGAACGATCCTGGCATGCTAAGTGCTAATAAGTTAGGTATTCAGAAGATATTAGACGAGCGGCATAGAAATGAAGGTATGCCACAATATTATGTCCAGTTTGGTAAGCCACCTGGAGCAGGATTCCATGGATTCTTTGCCGGAGAGGATAGATTCTATTTCTCTAATGATCCGGCAGGCAAAAAGGTAGTTGATGATATTCAAGCTACAAGTCCTGAGATAACAATAACAGATAAGCAAAAGCAGGATGCTGCTAAGATACAGGCAGCATACATGGTATTATCTGAGGACGAAAAGGTAAAATTCAAGCAAGATTTACAGAAGCAAAATCCTTCTGCATTTACAAAGTGGACAACGTTATATCCTGTTGATAGATGACAACACCATTTCGTGGTATTGATCTTTCATCTTTTGATGAAACAGACGACAGTAGTAAGAAGAAAGTTCCAGAATTTGCTCCTGTTGAATCTAGTAGAGCACCTCGACCACAACCAGTTAAACCAAATACCATTCGTTCGACAGAACAATCAGATTTAGATGCAGCTAAGCCTATCAATGCATCTAAGTTTCGTGGTGTAGATTTGTCATCGTTTAATGATGACTCTACTAATGTAGATAATTTCATTAATCAGAATCTTGGTAGTAATACAATACCAGAAGAACCTCCTAGTGTATGGCGACAGATTGATGAAATTACACGCAATATATTAGCATTATCTCCACAAGCTACTGGCGAAGATGCTGTTAGGCGGCGTGCAAATTTCATTACGAACTATTCTCAGCTTCCAGAAGGACATGGTAAGCAGGCAATAGCTAAGGCTACTTCTGATTTAGTTTCTGCTGCCCAAACTCTATTTGAACATTCTTCTTTTGGTACGGCATTAGGAGTTGCTACAGGTGAATTGTCTAAAGAAGAGTTGTCTAAGAGAAATAAGGATGAGTTTAAAGCATTGGGAAAAGGCATTGGAGACTTAGCTGGTTTTGCTGGTAAAGGCGTAGTAAAAATTGCCAAGCATCCTATAATTGGAACTGGAGAATTTGTAGGTGGCATTCTTAATTCTATTGTAACTGATCCGATCAATAGAATGTTTGGTGCTGCTACAGGCACGAATGCCGCCCAAGACTTTTCTATTCTTACTCCTGAACAGCGTGCAGATGATATTAAGTTTACTGCTGCAATGGCTGTTACAGGTTTTGCTGGTAAAGGAATTAACAAAATAGTTGGTGAAGGATTAACAGAAGTCCCATTAATGTCACAAGCTGGGAAAGTATTAAAGGTTCCCGGTCGCACAGCATTCCGTAGAATTGGAATTGGCGCATTAGAAGGTGGAGCATCTGGTACGATATTTGGTGCAATCTCTCGTGCTGGTTCTCCTGACGATCAGTACTTATCTGGTATTGTTACAGATGCTTTAATGTTTGGTAGTTTTGGTTCTACGATTAATTTGATGGTCGGCAAGAAACCTATTAGTACAGAACAAGCTGACGCTGTTGGTTATGCTGCGAGATTGTTACAAGCTCATGAAAATAGCACACTTGGGCAAATAGTATCTAATAGAGAAGCTGTCCTCACTTCTCAGAATATAGTTGAAGCTGCAATCAAGGGACAACTAACTCTTGATCCTGATAAGGCTCATATCTTTACAGGATTAAAGAATGGCAGAGAAATAATGGATGCACTCGGTAAAGGTGCTAACATTAGAAGTAATGGTAAGGGTGGATGGGATTTACTTTATATCGGTAAGGATTTACAGAAGTTGATGGCGGAGAATGGTACTAAGTTAGATATAGAAATGTGGCACAGTACAGGATTTATGTCTGGGCAAACTGTGTCAATTGGTGGGCATGAATATAAGGTTATTGGCATTGGTAAGGCTACTGTTGATGGCCCAAATATAAGATTACAAGATAAGAATGGTATTGAAGTAGAGATGCCAGCTAGTGCAATTAGAAATGTTCCAGGCTCTGAATTTAGAGGGAGGAATCAGGCGCCAGAACCTAATACTCTTTTCTCTGGTGTAGCTTACAGAGGAACTAAAGCTAATGTTGATCCAATGGAACCCGGACATGTTGGTGCAACCTTCATGTCTGAAGACCCAGTTTTTGCTACAATCCATTCTGAGAAGGGCGGCGCAGTACATCAGATTACTTATAAGTTTAAGAATCCTAAACAGATTCCTGAGCCACCTGATATAACTACAAGACAACAATATCTTAAAGATGAAATCAGAAAGGCTTATGAAGAAGGTCATGATGGTCTATTCATAGGCGAACTTGGTAAGGAAGGTTTAGAAATTGTTGATGTAACTAACGATAAAACAGGATTAAAGATTGGAGCACGTGTAGATAGAAGTGCATTTAATGCTGAGGACATAGATTTCTATAATAAAGAAATTCGTCCCAGAATGGATAATGGATTGAATTTTGAGGATGCTGTTGCAGACGCTTTAGGTTTGACGACAGAAGAAATGCGTGCTGCTAAGGCTATTCCTGAAGAAGATACTATTGCACAGGCGAGAGTTAGAAGGATTGAGGATTTTGATAGAATTGTGCAAGAGTCTGAACAACCAAGAGAACCATTTGTTGATACCAGAACTGATGCAGAGAAAGCTGTATATAAAGATTATACAGACCTTGATGTATTACTCGCTGGACAAGATGTTCAACACATAGTTAATACATACGAAAAGCGTAGAAACAATAATATTACACCTGATTCGGAAGAAACTGCAGAATATTTAGAAGCTAAGAAAGAATTATCTGATTTAGAAAATGAAATTAAGGCTCGCGGAAATATCTCAGAAAAAGAAATAGTTAAACGATATTCCAATCTTAGTGATGATGATTTAACTAATATCCAAAATGTTATAGATAATCAAGTAACAGAATTACATTTATTGGATCAAGAAATTCATAGGCCAGATCAGGGTACAACACCGCATCCTACAAATAAAACATCTCCAATATACGATCAAATAAAAATCTTGAATCGTAGAAGAAATGAAGTTGGTTTTGTCCGTCAACACAGATTGGAACATGCTGGTGACATGATCGAATTTAAGAGGCGCCCCGATAGTCCTCTTAAAGATACTAAAGTTGTTGATGGGAATGGTAATGCTAAAATCGTTTATCATGGCACTCATACAGTATTTAATGAATTTAGTTTAGATGCTATTGGTGGTGGCAACTTAATGGGACCTGGTTTTTATTTCACAGAGGACCCAATTGTTGCATCTGGTTATACTAAGAAGAATATGGGTGGTAGTGTTAGTGATATAGAAAAGTTTATAGAAGGGACTAAGAAGAGATTAGAGTCAGATAAATCTTTATTAATTGATTTAGAACATTTACTACACGAAGGCAGAGAAATTTTAAAAGTCGACCCTAATCATGATTTTAGTAGTGCTAATCTGCATCCTAGATCTGTAGAGTATCAAATTGAACAAGTCAAAAGATCTATAGAAATAGGTAATGAGGATTTAATTAAGTATACAGAAAAACTCAATCAAGCTTCACCTAATGTCATTCGTGTCAAGTTGAACATTAAGAATCCATTTGATGCAGATAAATATTATACTTTAGAAGAAGCTAATAAGATTCTTGAAGCAGCAGGCGTAGAAGATTTGTGGGTAGGCTTCGAGCCTGATCCTAATAATCCTATGCAGCAAATTCCTTTTAATGCTGCTGACGGAGCCCAAAAGTTTCACGGATTCAATGATATAATTGAAAAGATTATTCACGATGTTGGAGAAGAAGCTGTTCCAGATGCACTTAAAGCTAATGGATATGATGGTATAACACATCAAGGTGGGACACGTATAGGTAATAGGGAACACAAAGTATGGATTGCATTTGATCCAGAACAGGTTCATACTATTGATGCAGACTTAATTAAGATTGACAAGATGGAGTTAGATTACACTCCACCTAAAATGGGAGCAGAAAAGCTTCCCCATATCTTAGCTGTAAAGACTGCAAGACAAATGGAGTTAATTCATAATCTTGTCGGACAAAAAACTGATCCATATGCAATGGTTCAGGTTGCAGGTTCTAATGGATTTGATTTACATACTGATAATGGAATGACAGTCCTGCGTGACGCAGAGAGTGGTATTCCTATTGCCTCATTCGTGTCAGCAGAAAAAGCTCGAGATTTTATTAATAATTCTGGGCAGGCACATGGCATTGATTTGACGGATGGAATGATAGATGATGGTGGAAATAATGTTCCTCCGATTGGTCCAGAAGGTGCAATGCCACCTGACGGACCACCGCCACCGTCAAATAATTTACAACCATTTCCATTCCGCTTACCCGGAAAGATAGAAACATTCTTCGATGCACTAAATACTGCTATACCATATATAGCTATGAAGCGTACTTACTTTACTGCGCTTGATAAGCTACATGGTACAAATATGTTCTCTAAAGTGTATCAGCCTACTCAGGTTGCAGCACTAAAAGCTCTTGCTGTGACTAGAGAGTTAATGGTTCCTCTTTCTAAGATTGAGAAGAAAGCTAAAGGATTAAATCTTGAGCGACGGGCAGTCATTGCAAGATACCGTCAAACAATGTCTCCTGATGAAATCATTACAGGACTGTTTCAACGGCCGCTCAACAATGGTGAGATTGCAATTGCAAAGCATTTCGCTGGAACACAAGATGGGATAGCAGTCAACATTGATGCTGTTTATGATTATTTAAGAGATGCTAAGAAACTCAATAGTGAATATGAAAAGTTAATTGCTCAATTAGAGGGTGATGCTCAAGCAACAGGACAAAAGCTTGATCCAGAAAAATTAGAACAACAAAAGCAACAGATGGAAAGCGATATAATCCAGTTACAGGAGTTGCATGGTTTAACTGGAAAAGATTTAGAAGCTGCTGCTACGTTTGAGCAGATCAAGAGACAGAATCTAAATGACGCTTCCTTATTTGGTATTACAGAATTAGCCAAAGCCATAGTGGAAGATCGTCCAGACAGAGGAAGATTCGCTAAAGAAAACAACATGACTTCAAAAGAGCTAGAAATAGCTCAGGACTTTGATAATCTCTACAACACTCTTGCTGACATATTCAATATAGACCAAGCAAGAAGAATTAATGGCTTCATGAATCATTATCGCCAAACTGGCGAGATGCCTCATGTTCCATTGGAGAAGCCATTACAAGGTAAGACAAATGCAGCAAAGTTTTTAAGTGACATGATTAGGTCTGGAGAATTATATAACTACATAGACGATCCGTTCCATGCCGCTGCTGCTTATATTAGGAGTGGTGTAAATGCTAGAGTCCTTAATAAAGTTTGGGCAGATGCTAAGAATGCTGCTCAGATTGAAAGAGCAAAGTTACCGAGCGGCGCACAAAAACAGTTCTCCAGAGTTACTGACGAATATCTTAATGAAATTAAGGGTATTCCCGGTGCTGGTGATACTGCTATGCAGGTTGCTTTTGACTCTTTCATGCAGAAAATTGGGCACAAGACAAGCAAGAAAGTACGTGGGGATATAGTTAATGGTATACTAGGGACCGTTAGCTCAGCATTATTAGGATTCAAGCCAGAACTTGGATTTAGAGATATGGGTACTTGGTTTAGTATTCATGGTTCTAGATTCGGTTTTGGCCGTGCTACACGTGCAATGAGATATGCATTTGAGAAAGATGAAAATGGCATAACAATGGCAGATAAGATGTTGAGAGAAGGGCACTTCCCCGGTCTTTCTCCAATTGGTGTAACATCTGCCGCCGAGTTAGCACAGTTAGAACATGGCACTGGAATTGGTGGAAG